ATCAGGAGCATGGCATATGTCCCAATAGACCCCACACTCGCAAGAGATACCAATAGTGTGCTTGCCGAGTCCATGAGAGGCCACAAGCCCCAGCTTCTTTCCACAGTCGCAATTCAATCTGACCACTCCTCGGGGAGCCATGCCGTTATTCGCATGCGATGTCCGCAGCATCGATGGGTATGGCACTTGGCTGAAGTTCGAGTCACGGCTTCACAGTGCAAGCAGATGAGCAATTTCATGACCGTCATTGTTGACCCTCCAGCGTCGGACAGTCTGCAGTCCAATGATTGCCGAAGCAATTCTTGCACATATAATTTCGAGGTGGTGCAGGCTTCACTTTTACTTCACTTTCAGGTGGCTGATGTTTTCGCAGCTGCATTCTAACCCAGTGAGAGAAGTTGAGTCCATCCTTGACAAGTTGCCTTCTAATGGCATCTGACACTTCGTCGAGGCTGATGGTGCGGTTTGGCATCAATACTCCTCCTTTGGACCGATGCAGTACACCATGTAGTAAAAGAAGCCGCTGCCGGCCACACGGCGTATCTCAGCCTCGTATCCAGCCACATCAAGAGCCTCTCTCAATGCTTTTGCTTCGTCTTTTCTCATCTCTCCGTATATGGCTTGGTATTCTTGCTCCATGTTTAGGCCTATGAGCACCTACTATATGTATGTACGCATAAAAGATATGCCTAAATAGGTGAACTAAACATGGGGTGGGTGTGCTGGGGGGAGTAACAGAAGCCTGCGGCTTCCGGCGTGCAGCTGTACGGCTTCGCCGTGAAGATGGAGGTGCTGTGCGTGGGTGACTTTATAGGGTGTCGAGGATTAGGAGTATCATGGCAACCGCTAAGACTGGCTCCTTTTACCTGACTGAAACCGTAACTATCCCTGCTGCAAGTGCATCCGGCGCACGAGTGCAGGGCGTAATTGACTTGGGCGCATATGTGAATGTGGCAACCGGGCAAGCTGTGGCCATCGAATCAGTCGATTTTGTGTTTCAAGCTGGTGACGAATACTCGCAAGCAGGTAAGGATATGCTACAAGCCGCCGGTGCACTCTCTACACAATTGACCGACCTAAACCCCGGTGGTCGATTTGTCAGAGCAGACAATCAAAGCCTTATCGCTTCCGGCTCTCTAAACATCGATGCAACGAACAATGTCCTGAGTCATGCATCGGACATTTACCCGGACAATTTTGGGCCAGCTGCATTATCCGAGGCTTTCCTTTGTGTGAATGATTCCCTGTACCTCGTCGGTGGACCGGACAATGCTACAACTCAAACCTCAGACCTTTACCTAACTGCTCGAATCAAGTGCCGTGTTGTCAAACTTGGTAACAAAGACTGGATGGCGATTGCTATTCAATCAACTGCTTCCGACAACTGAGGTGAGTGAAATTGCCTTGCGAAACCTGCAGGCTCCTCAAGGAGTTGCTTGAAAGTGCTGGCGTACATCCTGATGTTGCTAAGCCGGTTAGCCAAATGGCTGCCCCGACGGAACGGAAAGTCAAGCGCAAGGCTTCAGATTACAGTAAACGGTATGGTCGAAACTTCAAGCGAGTTGCAGGAAAATACAAACTCAAATCAGGAGCATGGGCTAAGAACGGATTTAAGCGAGCACAGAAAGAAGCTCACAGACTCACAAAGAAGGGGCGGAAGTGATGACGAAAGAAGAAAATTTTGATAGAGTTCTTACCTTTGAGATACCCGGATGCTATTGGTCAGTTGACCCATCAAACGGCAACTTATCTTATCCTGACCCAGCCGCCGTAATTGGTGGCTATAGCGGAGGATGGACAGTGGATGATAATATAGCTCGTTTTGAAATGACCATTGATTTGAGTGGGTACGAGCGTCAAGACCTTACTTTCTTCCCATATGCCTCATTCCTTCAGGAAGGTGGCTTTTGGATATACACAGAGGGTGCTGGACTCTATACCTTGGATGTTGTTTCAAGCATCCCCATCGATTGGGACTCCCTCTCTATCATGATGATAGCACAATGCTCGCCCGGTTTTACTCCACTGTCTTTTGACCCGACTAATATACTGGACAGTCAGAACCCTGACACCGTTATTCACAGTCAATTTAGGGTCCAATCAAAAAACGCACAATTTCCGGGGAACTTTTTCTTAGATACTGAACTCGAAGCGTTTGGTTCGACTCTTGAACCAACAGCAGCTGACAAATTGTATTTTTATCGAACTGTAATTCTGCTGCGTGATGCAGACCCTTCACCGGGGGACCCTTCAGCGGACCCGCCTATCCCACCCGGCAATCCATTTGGTACTGATTTACTCATACCTGCTGCTCGTGTCAGAATACCGGGCAAGATGATGAAAGAACCTGATTTGGAATATATGATGAGGCTCAAGCGTTCGTACGAACTCGCCAATCAAAAATGAGGTGAGTCTCTGTCTCCTGCTATGGCCTTCCTTGCATCTCTCGGCAAATTTAACAAAAGAGGCGGTTGGATTCCCGCCATACGCCTTTTGAACACTGCGCTTGAAGTATCAGCGGAGGTCGGTGAGCGAGAAGTAGAAGCTGGCAGAATATCGACGCCGGACTACTACAGCAAATCGATTCAAGAGTATGAGCGCTCAGCCCTTGGTTCTACTCGCATCATCTAAGTGTGCTGTCATCATATCCGGTCCTCGGTAGCATTTGCTGATAGGAGGGGCGTTCTTACACAGTTGCTTGCTGCTACCGCACACTTGGCATTGCCATCGAACATAAGTCCCATAAAGGGCATCAGGAGCATGGCATATGTCCCAATAGACCCCACACTCGCAAGAGATACCAATAGTGTGCTTGCCGAGTCCATGAGAGGCCACAAGCCCCAGCTTCTTTCCACAGTCGCAATTCAATCTGACCACT